TGTTGTAAATCCAGTTAATTGTGTTCCATTTTGATAAACTTTTACCCTATTAGAAGCTGTACCATCAGTAGTATCATAAGCAATAACTAAATGCATAAAGGCAGAAATATCTCTAAAAACTGGGTCTAATGTAGATGCAGAACTATTACCATCAAAATTTGGACTAACTGCAATACCTAATTTATCATCAGTATTATAATCAAATCCAGTATTTGCACCTCCACCTGGTCCAAGAGATTTATATATTTCTTGAAGATTTGTATTACCTATTTCTGCTCTTTTTAACCAAACACTTAAAGTTAATTTATATTGATTAGTGGGTGAACCTAAAGTTCTATTAAGACCATTTGTTCCTCCACCAGGAATAAAAAGTGATTGCTCTATCTGATGTGAATAAAATCCTGCTCCACCTGCACTTGCTGCTGCTGCAGCTCCTGCTAATAAATTATTTTGAAAGACTCCCATTATGCGTATGCCTGTGAAATTACCATTTGTATATCTCCTCCAACTCCATCACTAGATGCTGATACTATAATATAATCTAATCTATCTACTGCACCATCTGCTGTTGATAAGGTTGGGTCTGTACCACCTATAAATTTAAAATCTGCGTTGTAAGCCATTGTACCACTTCCTCCACTTTGTGTCAAGAAAATACTTCCTGTTTGTCCTGTTCTACATCCTGTAGGTTTAGCCAATGTATGTGCTGCTGTAACTGTTGTGCTAAAGTTTTGTGCATTACCAAAGTTTAATGATACTGAAGCTACACCATTAATAGCTGTTGCACAAACAACTGCTGCTGCACTTTTTGTTAATTGTAATTGTCCTTCTAATGAAGTATTACCTGATACTCTTACTGTGCCTAAAAATCCTGTATTACCTGTAACTGTAGTTGCACCTGTTACTTTTAATGTGCCTACTAATTGTGAATTACCTGATACACAAACATCTCCATCAAATTCTGCTTTACCACCTACTGTTAATGTACCACCTACAGATGTATTACCTGCTATAGTTGCTGTGCCACCTATATTTAAATTACCAGATACAGATGTATTACCTGCAACATCTAATGTACTACCAAGAGATACAGCACCTGTTATTGTTGTTGTGCCACCTATTGCAACATTACCACTTACTGATACGTCATCTTCAAACTCTGCCTTGCCTGTTATATTAGATGTGCCACCTATTGAAACATTACCAACAATTGCAGCATTACCAGATACACAAACAGCACCATCAAACTCAGCTTTACCTCCAACAGTTAGTGTTCCTCCTACAGATGTATTACCTGTTATAGTTGCTGTACCTCCTACAAAAGCATTACCAGATATACAAACATCATTATCAAACTCTACTTTATCACCAAATGTTTTATTTGTAAATGTTTGTGTTGCTGCTATACCTGCTAATGTATCTGCAGATGCAGGCATTACTAAATCTATATTACCAGAAAAATCAGCATGAGCAGGTGCTTTTAATGCAGCATAATGTGCATTGCCTGATTCACAATACATTCTAAGTTCTGACTGCGAACCAGTATTTTTTAAATCTATAATACCACCACCAACACTTACTGTACCACCTACGATAGCATTACCACTTACTGATACGTCATCTTTAAAATGTGAGTAACCTGTAACACTTAAAGTAGAATTTAATTGTACTGCACCACCTATAGTAGTATGACCACCAATGTTCATATCACCAGATACAGAAACATCTCCATCAAAAGTAGCATTCCCTATAACTGTAACTGTACCACCTATATGTGCATTACCACCTATAGTTGCATTATTAACAGATATATTACCTGTAATAACTGCAGGTACATTTGTTAAGTTTGCACCATCTCCAAAGAAAGCTGAAGCACATACTTTAGAACTTACATGCACATCTCCTTTGACTGTAACATTACCACCTAGTGATACATTACCAGCTACATCAAGTGTACCACCAATACTTGTATTACCTGATACTCTAGCTGTTGTTAAAAATCCTGCAGCTCCTGATACTGTAGCTGTACTTAATAAATTAACTGCACCTCCTACAGATACAGTTCCTGCTAATGATGTATTACCTGCTACTGTTAATGTGCTTGCAAGATTAACTGCACCACCAACACTTAACGTGCTTTTTAAATGTGTTTCACCTTCTATAGTAGCAGTAGAAGATACATTTAATGTACCACCAACTTGTGCATTTGAAACTGATATGTTACCTGTAATTGGTATACCTGTAATATTTGTACCATCACCATAAAATGCAGAAGCACAAACTTTAGAGCTAACATGAACATCACCTTTTACAGTTACGTTACCTCCAAGACTTACATTACCTGCTACATCTAACGTGCCTCCCACAGAAGCATTACCTGAAACTCTAACAGCACCTAAAAATCCTGCTGTGCCTGATACAGTTGCTGTGCTTAACATATTTACAGCACCACCTACAGATAAAGTGCCACCTATTGTTGCATTACCTACAAGAACTGAATCACCACTAATACAAACATCATCATTAAAATCTACTTTATCACCAAATGTTTTATTTGTTAATGTATCAGTAGTGGATGTACCAACTAATGTTGCTGCACTTGTTGGAAGTGTTATTATTATATTACCACTAAAAGAACTATGTGGTGGAGCTTGTAAAGCTGCGTAGTGTGCATTACCAGATTCACAATATAATTTTATATTAGATTGTGTGCCTGTATTTTTAACTTGTATCTCACCACCAGATACCATAATATTACCACCGATAGTAACATTACCACCTACAGTTATATTATTAGTAACAATTAAACTAGATACAGATACATCACCAGTAAATACTATGCCTGTTAAGTTAGAACCATCACCATGAAAAGCACTAGCACAAACTTTATTTGATATTGCTAAATTACCTGCTACAGAAGCATCTCCAGATACTCCAAAGGTTTGTCCTACAAATAATGTGCCATCTATTTGTGCAGCACTTGTAGCTACCTGTAAAGCTGTAGCACTCCCATCACCATCTACAATAGTAGTAAGTGCAGTAGAAATACCTGTATTAGTAGAAACATCTATTTTTAATAGTTGTTTATATGTATTGCTAATTAATCTTCCAGTTAGTGTATTGCTCATATTGTATTCCACTTTCTAACAGTATCTGTTGAATCATCATTCCAAGTTATTGCTGTTGTATTCCATATTGCATTTCTACCACCATCATCAGGTCTTGGGTCTTTAATAGTAGGGTCATCTCTTACATCTGCAACTCTATTTTGTGGATGATTTTTTAAATCAAAATTACCATCAAAACATTCAGGACATCTTAAAGTACCATAGCTAGTTTTTCTCATTACTCTATGTGGATATCTCATTCCACAACTATCACAAATAGCTAATGCTCTTTTATTTGTTGCCATTAAATATATCTCAATCTAGGTTTTACCATGAGACTTGCTCTGTCTTTATTATCTTCCATAGCTCTCATTAATAATTCTTCATAGTTTTGTTTTAATAATCCTAATCTTTCACCAGGTATATTAGGTCTTTTTAGTCCCATATAATATGCAAGACCTGCAGTAAGACAAGGTAAAAATCTTACTGGAGCATCTGCATTTTGTTGAAATGATTTATCAACATCTTGAACTTGTCTGATTGCCTCTATTCCTAGAACACCAGTAGAATTATCTGGTATAGGATAAAGATGTATGGTTGGATTATTAATATCTTTTTTTACAGCATATTGTGTTGGCCTACCTTTTTGGTCTTTATTAGGTATGACATGATATTCTTCAAAAGATATTCTTTCTAATTTTGTTTCAACTGCAGGTGATGTCTCCTTGTATGTAACAAATAAAGCATCATTAACTGAGCTATCTAATGCATATGTTGTGGTGCTAGTAGCCACAGTGACTGCAGTTGTAAATGTAGACCAAAGTAATACACCTCTATTTTGCCAATCGTTTAACATTAAGTTAATAGAACGTCTAGCTGATTGTGGTTCATGACCTAGTGTTTGTTCACCACCAATCATTTCCATTGCTTCTTGTATTACTTCATCAATATCTAAATTAAAATTAAATGTGCCGGATTGTGCCATTATACTTTTCTCGCTTGTTTTAATTGTTTCTTAGCTGCCTTTGCTAATCTTGACTGCTCTGGCTTACCACCAAACTTTGCTCGTTGTTCTAATACAGTTAGTATCTGTATCTTTCTAGCATATGGTTTTTTAATTCGTTTTACTTTTGCTATAGTTTTTCTTGCATCTGCTACAGTAGCATATTTAATACTTACTGTATCTTTTGGGTTTTCATCTGTGTATAATCTACGACCAGAACCTTTAGGCTTTTTTCCTGTTCCTACTTTTGGGTCTTTTGTTTTCTGTTTTCTTGACATATTTTTTTACAATCTCCGATTGTCTCTTATGTAATCTAGAGGCCTTTGCTAATTGTTTAGATACTTTTTTTAAAGTTTTTACCATTTCTTTTTTATCCATCTATATGCTGCATAAGTTCCTAAACCTAGTATAATATAAAGTATTCCATCAAACCAAGATATACTATGTGCTGTATTAATAAGTTCAGGTGTTATGTTCATTTCTTTTTCTTCTTTGCTTTACTAGGTAATAAACCTTTGTTTACTGCTCTTGCTCTTTCACTAAAACCTAGTTTCTTACCTTGTTTAATTTTTTTTCTTATTGTCTCAAGTTTTGCGACCATTTCTTTTTTTCTTCTTTTTTACAAATGTTCTTACGTTTGTTGGTTTACCACCTACACCTTGTGCCTTTGCTCTTTTTCTTTTTACTGCACTGGTTATCTGTGATTTAGTCATCCTATTAGCTGTGGCTCTTGGTACACATTTAGGATATTTTCTTTTCTTATCTTTAGCTAATTT